AGCCAGACTCCAATTTATTAGAAAGGAGCTCGATACAATTTCAGTCTAAAACTGAATCCAAAACCTGCGCATACCATAACGGTAGCGAGGCCGAGATCGCAGCGAGAGGAGGCCCGTAACAGGCTCTCCCGGCTGAAATCTCAAGGTGTAGGCCAACGCGTCGGAGTCCCCTACTGGGATTTTCCTAGCGTACGGTATCAGGGCATGGTATAGCAACTTCCCTCTCCTGTGAAGGAGAAAGTTGTTGCCATTTCTGACCATCACTCCAACGTCCTCATCAGTGATGGGGACGAGAAGAGGCCGCTCTATAACACGCCAAGCAATGAGCCAAGCGCGCCGTAGAGCTTTTGTACAACTGTCAGTATCGGGTCCACCGCCATATTGGCGGCAAGAGAACCGATAAAGACGGTTGGCCAACCGATAGATTGCTGCTTCGTCATAGGGAATTTCCTTTTGATAAATTGGTGTAACGTCGAACCCCTGGAAGTAATGCTTGCCACAGGACTCGAAAAAGTTTCCGTCGATGAAGGTCTTCTGCTTATTAGGCAGGAAACCGACATACTCAAGAAGCTCGATGAGAAGTGGAGCGTACGCTCGGGGCACAATGATATCATCACCAAATACAGCAATGTCCTTTCTTTCCTCTAAGGGGACGCAAGCGGCCGCCAACGCGTAAAAGAGCAAGCTCTCTAACTCGAAGGTAAAGCCGTTCCCCATTGCGGAGAACTTCTCGAATTCGAACCAGGCGCCGTCTACCGTAAATGACTTGCTACGCAAGCTATCGAGGTAAAGGTACCAGTCCAGTGGAAGAAGTTCAAGGACGAGACCATGTGACATGGTATCGCTAGCGCTTTCCAGGTCGATTGTTGAGTAGCCGTTGGTGTAAGCCAAGCGAGCTAACTCTTGATTTCGACTTTGGTCGTTCAAATCGATACCATACTTCTTTAACGATGATCGAATTACCGCGCCGGCGCCCTTCTGCAACATAACGTTAGCAGAGGGCTCGACGCAGATACTTCGATCTGTCTTAGAAGTCTTTGGAACCGTTATAAGTCTTGACCCCTGAACAATCTCGAAACATGTATGTAAGAGACTAAAGGGACCGTCAGGCAGGACACCGTACCTCGTTTCAAAGAGGTGCGGGTCGTTGCTGAGTAGTGCTCTTGCGAGCCCAAAACTATCGGCAGTGACCGAGATACGATCCTCGCGGATCTTGTTAGCCCAGTTCGCCTCCTCCCCTTTCAAGGAGAAAGTCGCACCAGGCCCGAACCGACAACTCATCGCCTCACGGCAACGCGTGACATCAGGCAGAATCCTCCTTATGACCTGCTGAGCCCTCGAAATGAGGGACTCTAAGCGGCCGTTGGGATTGGTTCGAAGCCTAAAATTGTCATTTGTAGACCGGCAATGAAGCTCAGCGCGAATAAATGCGCTGAACGCCTCCTTCTTTAGGGAAGGATCTTCTTTCAGTGGCTCTAGTTTTCGCCCGAAGGCGTAGACACAGTAGTCCTTAGAGAAGCTATAGGAATTGTCATAACGTGTTGGATCAAAGGTTACGGAACTTAGGGCTTTAAACCCCTCAGCTCGAACTTTGATTAACACACCTAACGAGTACGAAGAATCTGCGTAAACGCAGATTTGCTCGAACACCTTAAACAAGTGTTTGTGAGCAGCGTCCTTAGAGAAAGTCTGCATATGCATGATTTTCTCCCTGTGCTTACAGGAGGGTCTTGAAAAGCGGACGGAGTTTCCCACCATTGCTCTTGCAAACGGTGAGTTCTCCGCCATGCCCGTTAGGGCTAGCCATTTCAGTGAACTCCAGAGCATCAGCCGAAGCTAATACATCATAGAGAGCCACCTGCAACGCAGCGAGGGCATCCTTATCATTGCGCTTTAGCGCACGATGAGCCCTTCTGAGATCACGCATAGCGTCATCCACATCCTTGAGAGACCAAGTCTCCAAGGGTTCGTGATTTGGCGTAATTGTGATAGGACTGAACTTCATTAGTAGGTCCCGTTGAAGTTGTCGATCATGTCGATCACGTTGGCCTCTGTGAAGAGATCAACGACCATTGCTCGAAGGTCTTGGCGTTCCAAAACCGCGCCTCGCTCCGGGAGGAGAAAGACGATTTGAGCAACGTTTTCATAAGCCCGCTTCGGAACTGCGGTATAACCGCCGTCCGTCGTGCCTGGGTTCTCCAGGGTTGGCTTATACAGATTGAACTGGGCCTTGTACTGGCGCCCAGTATCTGCCGCATTAGGGCCCCCGTTTCGGGGAGCCTTCAAGGACATGGAGACGCGCATATGCCCTAGGGCGTTTGACGCAGTCCGGTGGTAAAACCAGACAACTCCGTTTTCGGGTTGGTTCGCTGTGAACACCTGCTCTGCAGCGGCGGCATTCTTTAGTGAGATGTTGGCGATAGCGCCCATGGATTTGATCCTTGTGATTAAGTTGATGGGTTACATATATCGGCCGTCACGGCCCATATGCTTCGGCTTGAGTCTCTGAACTACTAAGCTCAGAGTGGTCAGCGCATGCTCTAACGAGAGCGGGGACTTCAGAGTAGGGAACACTGGGAGTGGAGCGGAACCGAACAGAGTTCGGGTCTTCTTCGTCCAAATGTCTCTATACTTGATCTCACCTCGAAGAGTAAGCGTACTGAATGATCCAGTAGTCTTGCCCGGTGGATAACGGCCCGTGAGCTCACATCTCTCGACGTGAGTTACGTAGCCGCCACCTAGGGACGTACTGAACATACAGCGCGTCTGCAGCTCGTTTAAGTAATTGGATATATTAATAATCCAATCGAAGACGAAGCTGAAGGGTACGAGCTCCCATGCTATAGCTATGGGATTAAGCGTCGCTAACCTAGTAAGATCCAAGACAGGATCGGCAGTGACATTGAGGTGGATTTTCATCTCACTTATGACACTGTTCGCCTGTTCAACATCAATATGCACCCCAGTTGCATTGTCCGTGAAGGACTTGCTTCTAGATGTGTTACTGACCGCTTCGCGAATCTTCACGTAGCGGTTCATACTGCGAGAGGCAGTGAAGGATGCAATGCCAAAAATATCATTTGCGAGCTGTTTCCAGCCGTAAACGAGTTCAAGCCACGCATTCGCCATTGCCTTAGCAATACTTTCGTGCTGTTGAATGGACCGCTGCCTTATTCGTTTCCAAAAGGCTTTCGCCCATCGTTTAACGTTTAGTAGCAGCACAGCGCGCCTTGCAATCATAACTTTGGTTTGAGTCCGTTCCGCCAACGTTAGAGCTAGATCAACTTCCGAATTCTTCAGTTTATTAAAGAACTTAGATTTGAGTCTTTTATCAGCTCGAGCTAGCAATGCCGGATCGCCAAAGTCTGTGTATACAAGGGACGTAGGAGGTTGCCCTCCGCTGTAAACGTACCGAGGGTACGGAAACAGGTCAGGATACCGAGTATTCTGAACCTCATGAGCACCATTGGGGTAGTAAATCACCCTTTTAGTGTACGTGGTGTTCTTCGGTTCCCGTACAAAGTTGGTCTTATAGCCATTCCTCTTGCTCTCTTTGAGTCCAAGAGGCGGATTCGGACGGCGACGTTTAACGTCGTCGCTAACGATATCCGTTAACTGACTTAGATGTGTTAGCACATTTCTTGGTGTATCGGGCGTCCTAGAGGACGCCGTTAGCCATATGAAATAGTTGCTATTACTTTGTAGCGTCACGCTGCGAGGTTTCATATTTACCGTCCTTGTGTCACATCGGACTACCGGAGTGACAGAAATATGAATAAGCCTGTAGACAGGCTGGATTTGCATCCAAGAGGGAGCCTCGGC